TGACTTTAAGACTAATGCCGTGATGTAAAACTTGCATGTGTGACTCACTTCTTGTGTGTTGTTATGACAATATCGGAAGCATCTTCTTTTTGACTTGAATGAATTCCGGTTGAACGGTGAATATCTCCAGGTTTTGAAGTCCAATGTACATCATGTATTTTATGTCCATTCGTTTCAACTTGTTTTTTTATATCATTGGCCGCACTTTTAGCTCGAGCATTAATTTTTTTATAGTCGTTTGGATGAACTGTTGCTTTCAATTTATCGTGCGCTTGTTTTGGTGTATCACCAATTTTATCTGCGTGTTTTGACATATGCTTACCACCGTTGAGATGGTAACCAACCAACAATTCATGCATTTTACCTTTAGTGTCCGATGATACTTTACCTTCTACAGGTTCAGTTACATATTCGATTAATCTGAAAAAATCTTCATCGTCCTCATCTTCGCATGTTTCCGAATCATACGACTCGACCATAGTATCCAACGAATTTAAATAAGAATTTATTTCGTCTTGTTCAACGATGAAATGTTTATAAGTTTTCATTTTGTTTAATTCTTTTTATATGTTTCTTATTCCAGCAAAATTTCTACGAGAGAATTCCGCACGATTAACAAATTTATCAGATTCTTTACCGTGATGAAAAACATATCCTTCAGGATTCGCAGATTCACCACCATGTGTGTGTTGAAACTCTTGATGTTGATTCATAACATCAATAAGTGTATCTTTAGCCTTCTGCAACTCACCATGCATTTTGAAAATATTGTTGTAATGTTTTTTATTACGTTCAACTTTACTCAATTCATCTTTTAAATCTGATTGTTTGGCCTTCTTGTTCTTTTCGACTTTAAGTTTGTCAATTGCTTTATTTTTGGTTGTTTCTAACCAAGACTTAAAGTTTTTGTGGTTAGACTCTTCACCTGTACGTACAGTGTGATTCATGTAAGTTTCCAACGAGCCACCAACACCATGGTGGTCACTGGTTCCAGCATACATGTCATTACCGTGTGTATCGTGTACTGCTTGAGCTGCAGTAATATGTTTAGCAAATTTCTTTTGTTCTTCTGGACTAAAATGCACTTTTGAGTTGTCCATTCTCGGATCAACAGAGAATACATCAGAATGCTTGTTGAAATTTTCATGGTCAACTTCATGTGATGCATTTAAACTTGCAGCATCTTTACCGTGATATGAAAGATGCGTCACCACACCAATCTTGGCCTTCTTAACTTCAGATTCATGTGAACCGTGTGCAGTATATGTTAGACCAGAAGGATTAGGATGAAACGATGTTCCGCCACCTTTTTCACTTTTCTTGTCATCTTTATGTGTACCAAACATCATGTCGCCTTGGTATACACCTTTTTTAGGCGAAATTTTAGGTAAATGTGTTAATGCATCTTTTAATTTTGCGGCGAGACCCGGTGCATGACCGTGGTTCATATCTACGTCTTTTGGTGTGTAGTTAATCTTAGGTGTCTTATTAAAAGCAGACTTAGATGCAACAAAAAACTTACCCGTTTTTGGATGGTGTCCGTATACTAGTGCAGGAGAGCCATCATATTTTGTTGTGAGTTCGGATGTTTTCTTACCATTTTTGATGTGTTCAGCTGCGGCCGTCAATGATTTGATAGCATGCTTTGCACCCTTTTCACCGGTTTGCAAGGGGCGGTCTTCCACATGAGTCAGATGCTTAATCTGGCGACTAGCACCCTCTTCAGGATCCGCGTCCTCTTTTAGAAAACTTTTGAATGATATCATTGTCCGCCTATTGAAACACAACACACTTTGGTTGTCCGTGGAACTATTTATAATACATTATACCACACCTATGAAAAAATGGCAATGTTGGGATTGATATATAGTGAACTCAATAATGTTCAATTTGGCCATTGCCGGCCAGCCAGCCCCAACAATGGAGTTTATCAAATTCTACTAGGTATTTTTGAGGTATATTGCAATAGTGGGCATGTTCGGTATCAACCACTCCATTTGACAGAGATTTTAGGTTTTCCGCTATAACGGATAAATAAACGTCAATTAATGAGGGACACATAGACCATAACCGAGTAATCAAAAGGTGATCGGCGCCAGGCTGTTTATTTTGTGTCCAAGTTGGTATTCTTTTCTTAAATACAAATTTACCAAACAAGTTATCATACTCTTTAATATCAAACTCTTTTTCCAATTCAGACCTAGCAGAAAATTTGAATATTCGTTTGACTGTCTTTAATACCGGTGAAAACTGCGTATTGTTTCTCATAGTAGACAATGTTGCGGATAATAAACAATTTTCTCCATGACTTTTGAGTCCGTTGGTTGCACAATACTGAGTGTTTGGTTCCTGACTTAAATCGAAATAGTAATTAGATAAACTAGTTATTACTTCTCTTTCTGTTTGTGTTACTGGCCTTATTGAAACATCAGCAAATACAATAATTGCATCCGGCACGGCTTCTTTAACAGATTCCAGTGTAGATATAGTTTGTGCAAACCTATCATCATCATTGAATGCACCAATCGCGGGTTTCAATGAGGATGTAATAATGAATAAGTTTTTATCGGGTATCATAGGTAACGATCCAAGTCATCCGAATCACGAAATAGATTGATAGATTCAGCTCTCGGATAAGGGTTTGAATTATTGAAATCGTTAATCAATATGCGTCTAGAATTTTGCAATCCTGTAATCAAGTCAAAGGAAGCAAATCCCAAAGAGTATAACATATCTCTTGTCATACCTTTATATTGATTTTCTCTGGATGTGGTAAAAACAAATTGAGCACCTTTAGACTGTAACTCAAGTAATCTGTTTATATTTTTTTGTAACGGCACTGGAGTTTTATCATATGATTTATCACCAACTCTAGATTGCGCCTGAATGATTGTGCCATCGATATCACAAAATATCACGGGTTTATCATTATAATCAAACCAGTCCTGAGCGGTACCCACATCGATGTAATTGTAAACAATCTTTTCGGTAAAAATGTTCAGATTGTTAATACAACGGCCAATAACATCCGAAACAAAAATTTCTCTTTGTGAAGATAGTTCGTTGAACATTTGTTTATACAACAATGCACTTGAAAATTTATAACCACCGACACAGAATGTATCTGACACCACTTCCTTTTCAATGATATCGGTAATGATACCATTATTGTTTGAGATGGTGAAACTCTTGGACGATAGTTTCTTTAGAACCTCATGTTGAGATATTTTAGATACACAAACATAATTGCCCTCAGATATATCGTGGTCGAAAAAACTATCACAGTCTTTGATTAGAATTTCAGAATTGAATATACCAACTTTATCTATAATCTGATAAACGGTATCGGCCGGACCCCGTGTCGGTTGATCCAGTATAATTATGTTTACAGAATCTCCAAATTCATGTTTAATGAATTCAGAAGCATTATATTTGTCGTTGTGTTCTTTCAAGATTCCAATATGTATCTTGTGTTTATTTAAAAATGGTTTGAGTGCATTGGCCAACATCAAATCACCCTTATAATCATATAACAGGTATTTTGGTTTCATATCTGGAAATCTAGTGGATAATCCAGCTGCAGGTACAATTATTTCCATAATCGATGAATCTCTTTCATAATGAAGTTATAATTATTATCACCTTTTTTGGTGTGTAGATAAACTCTAAGTAACATAAGTATCAACAACGAATCGTTGAATGCTTGTGGATACAAATCTCGCAATGCATCCTGAATACTTTGTAGTTTGGTATCTAGGCGAACATCGGTGTGCCGTAGAAACCATTTACACTCCAAGTCTTGCCGCATTTTTGCTATATCGAATATATATGAATCATATTCAATGGTGACTGCATCAATCATATGAAAACCTGGATCGGTGTATATGATATTCTCAAGCGTCAAGTCGCCGTGGTATGTTGAACAGGGTAAAGTTTTTGGTAAGGTATCGATTAGTTCATCTTTGGTGAATGGTAAATCGTGTGCATCACTTAACCAACCCAATTTTTGTGAGTATACTTGTGAGTAATC